ATAATTTACGTTTTTTTCTAGATATAAGCATAAACGTAATAAATAAGCATAGCTGTTGCTCCTTATGTTTAGATTAAGCAATAGAGTTGGCAGATATTCGTAGTATCGTGGTCAACAATCTTATTTATATAATGGAGAAATTAGTGGATAGTTTTGAACTATATAAATTATATATATCTATTAAACTTCATTTTTCATCTGAAAATTATGATTTTTTAAAATATGGTATAAAAAAAATTGATATAAAAACTTTCCATAAACGTAAGGATAAAATATTTTTTGATAAATTAGCCAAGCATCCAGACCCACATGGATTCCTTCTTGCAAATCTAAGTTTAAATGAGAAGCTTTGGATTAGGGATCTTGCATATTCAGAAAATGCAGAATCAAATTATAAAAATTGGTTAAAACATAACCAAGCACTCACATATAATTTTAAACAGGATCTAGTCAAATTAGACTCAGATTTTAATAAAAACTTTATATGTGAAAATCATCAACATCCTATTCTTTTAAAAAAATATTTGGCTAATGAAATTAGTCTTGAGACACTTTGTATTCTGGTTGATATAACTGGAGCATTAAAATATTGGAACAAAGAAATGGAGTTTGATTTTATATATGACACTTTAAAATTAAAAATTAAAAAATATATACCATTTATTAAATACTCAAAGGAGAACTTTAAAAAAATAGCACTTGACTTTTTTAGATAAATATCTTATAATATGATGGTAGAGTGGATAAGATAATCATACACTAATATACGAAACATATAGCAACATACGGAGAATCATATGGACTTTAAGTCGCTTAAATCAAATTCTGGTAAGAAATCACTGGAATCATTAACATCTGAACTTAATAAAATGTCAGGTTCAGAAAACAAGAATTCTGATGACCGTTTCTGGAAGCCAACAGTAGATAAGGCTGGTAATGGAATGGCAGTCATTAGATTTCTTCCTCCTCCACCAAATGAAGATGTTCCATTTGTTCGTCTTTTTTCTCATGCATTTCAAGGCCCAGGTGGTTGGTATATTGAGAACTCATTAACCACAATTGGTAAGCAGGATGCTATTGCAGAGTATAATAATAAACTCTGGAATTCTACTACTGATGATAATTCTGAAGAGCGTAAGCAGGTTCGTAAACAGAAGCGTCATCTTCATTATATCTCAAATATCTATGTTGTATCTGATCCTTCAAACCCTTCTAATGATGGTAAGGTATTTCTATTCAAGTATGGTAAGAAGATTTTTGACAAGCTAAAGGAAGCAATGGAACCTCAGTTTGAGGATGAAGAGGCAATGAATCCTTTTGATCTTTGGGCAGGTGCTAACTTTAAGCTAAAGATTCGTAATGTTGAAGGTTATCGTAATTATGATAAGTCAGAGTTTGGTAATCCAGAGCCTCTTCTTGATGATGATAAACAATTAGAGAAGATATGGAAGACTGAATATTCTCTTCAAGAGATTATTTCGCCTTCAAACTTTAAGTCTGAGAGTGAACTCAAATCACGTCTTCTAAAGGTTCTTGGTGAAACTTCTGCACCAAAGTCATCAAAGACAGCAGCAACACTTGATCAAGATGATGAACCATCATTCAAGGCAACTCATGCACCAAAGTTCTCTGGTGATGATGACGATGATGATGATTCGTCACTTGAGTTTTTTCGACAACTTGCGAATTAACATTCTGAACAAATAATAATATGGGATAGATGTTTTTTTGATGAAATATGTCTATCCCAATTCATTTTACCTTGTGACCGACATTTTATTTATATAGAATTACATTTTACCTGTACCTGCACCAAAGTATTTTGGTCTACTCATACCAGTATAAGTTGAACCTAATAATCCTTCAGCCAATTCACCTAACCAATCTGGTCTAGCACCCATTGTCAAATGATTTTGTGGTGTTGCTGTCGAAACACCTTTTTGTGATCCACCCATTATATTAAAATTATTATTTACTGATTGCTGATATTCTTCGGCAGGACTTTCCATACCAATTGGATTAATTGGTGGAGCTTCTATATTAATAGGTGGAACTAAACCAGCCATTTGTGGTTGATTTGGTTGTAATTGTGCACCAGACATCATATCTGGCATTCCTCCACCCATCATTCCACCAAGCATTGGACCAAGCATACCAGTTAACATACTTGCCATACCACCAAATCTTCCCATACCACCCATACCGCCCATCATTCCCATCATGCTCATTGGATTCATGCCCATTGCACCCATGCCTCCCATACCGCCTATTGGTGACATTGGAATTGGTTGTTGTGGCATTTGTGGTATTTGTTGGGGTGTCATTGGAGATGATAATGTTTGTTGTTGTGGTCCATATGATGCTGAAGAACCTTTTGATGATTGACTTGAATCTTGAGAACCTGAAGAACCAGCTAATTCAATATGAACAGGATCAGTTGAATGTGGTCTAACTAATCCATATTTTGATAACACACCAGATTTTTCCATTGCTGCGGCAGTTGAAGAACTAACATCAATTGCTAGTCCTTTTTCATGATTACTTGATCCAGGTGGAGCAACAGGATTTGGATTGCTAAATCTATTTGCCCATAATCTTTCTTGATCTGCTCTTGATCTTAATGCAGATGTTACATTAACAATTTGTCCTGTTCTTTGTTTGAATTCTGATGCGGCTTGCATAAAGGCACTAACCAAAGATGGATTAACACCTTCTAATGATTTACCAGTTATGGCTTTTTCATCACGTGTTGCTTGTTTTGGAATTTGACCATTTGGTGTAACTTCTGCATTATTATTTTTTTGTTCACCATTTGGTAATGGTGATACAGGATTTGTTGTTGTTTGTTGTTCTACCACAGAAGCAGTTTGATTATGTAATCCAGATTCCATTGATTGAGAAGCAATAGCTCTTTGATCTGGATGTGATTTAAACCCTTCCCAAGCACCTAATCCCTGTTTTTGTGCAATCCAAGCAGCCATCTTTCTTTGGTTTTCTTCGTTGAATGGATCGCTTCCTTTAAGACCAAGTGCTCTCATGGCCGCACGTTGAGTTGTATTAACAATTTGGAAAGCGCCCTTGGCAGAAGAATTTAATCCCTGAGATACACGAATTTGATCTCCCCATGCTAAAGATTCATCCATCGTCATTTGTGTTAATGGCTTTGGTGATTTCATATATCCAAGAGAAGTATCATAAGGATTACCACCTTTGGAACCAGTTCCTTCTGCTTTAATTATAGAATCAAAGAAAGCATTTGATTCCTTATAAGGAATAGATGGTCCTTGTAATTTTCTTCCTGTATCTGGCGCTCCAGAAGTAGGTTCTGCAATAACTTCTGGTGGAACTCCTGCACCTCTAGGAAACTTTTCTAGTTCTGGTTTTTCTTTATATAATTGTTTAAGAGATTCTTGTTCTCTATCATGTGCTTCTTGTCTTTGTTGTGCCTGTTCTTGAAGAGCCTTAACTTGTGGAGATAGTTCTCCACCCAATAATTGACCACCTTTATCATATGCACCATATGCACCTCCAAGCGCACCACCTGCCCATGCACCAGCAGCAGTTCCAAGAACAGGAATGATACTACCAAGAAGACCACCTATTGCAGCACCAGTTAATGCATCTCCACCGATTCCAAAAGCAGCACCAAGTCTTGGCATACCAGCAGCTTCGGCATATTGTTCACCTAAATTTGCGGCAAACCCTGCAATTAGACCACCTATTCCTCTTGAAAGACCTTTAACCAAAGATGGTATTCCACTAAGTGCTTTTGAAGCAACTGTTGCTTCTTTTGCAACAACTGCAGCACCAGTAGTTGCCGCTTTAGCGCCACCTCTTCCCATAATAGGAATAATATTTGTACCACCAGAAGAAGCATTTTTTGAAACTTCATCTTTAACTTTTTCGATACCATCACGAAGTTGACTTATTTTACCATCAATATTGGTTCCTAATTTTTCAATTTGTCCTTCAAAATCACGACTTAAATTTTGAATTTCATGTAAAACTCTTTGTTGTGAGTTTGATATTTTATCTACTTCTTGAGTGTTGTGTTCAACTGCAGCACTTAATTCTTTTACATCTTCTTCTGTTGAGGCAATTTCTTTTTGTAATATATTAATTCTTTTAGTATTAGAATTAAAAGCATTTGTTAAATCTTTAAGAGCAGAAATAGATCTAACATCAACAGCATTGATTGCTGCTTTAATATCAAATATAGCGTCATTGACAAACATATTAGAAGGAAGTTGTTTTCTTTCGTCTGACATTTAATTACCTTTGTTGTCTTGCTCTTATTTTTTCTTCTTGATCTTTTATATAATTAGCCAACATAGTAACATATAAATCTCTTTCAAATGGTATTAAATTTTCAATTTCATCCAAAGAATACTTATGATGCTGAACCAAAGAAAACACTGTAGAATAATAATTATCTAGTGTATTATGGGTCAGCGCAACGAAAAAAAATCATTTAACGAATTTAACTCAATTTCCCTGTCATGATCTAATGAATTCTTATATTTAATAATATGTTTAATTTTTGGTAAATTAATTAAAAAATCTCTAATTTTATCAAAAGTTTTAACATCAATATTTTCAATAAAATCTCTTAAATCTTTAATAGTATAATCTTTAGACTCAAAAACATCTTCATTTTCATAAATTTTATCAATACATCTAACAATTAATTCAAAAAGATATTCTTTATCTGAATTTAAAAATTCTTTATCATCATATAGACTTGCCGAAGGATATTTAAGAAGAATACCAGACTTATCAGTTATTTTAATATTATTGTCATTATTTTTAGGAAATTCTACTTCTATTTCATTTAAATCAATATCAAAATCATATGTTTTATTATCTTCATAATCCTTATATGTAACTTTAATTTTATTATCCACTGACATTGCACGAAGTTTTAAAAATATATATTCAAGATCAAAAATTGTAAGTCTATCAATATCAAATTTATCATCCACAGCACAATTGTTAACTACCTGTTTGATTGCCTGAAGAATATCAGTATCTGTATTGGCCTCTTTTGCCATTAAAAGCATTTTCTCTTCACGAACAAGAAAAGGTCTAAACCTTGCTGGTTTCTTTGTTGATGGAATCATAATAGAATTAATAGGATATTGAATTTTAGGTAACATAATATACTCCACTTATTTAATTACGGATTAGCTATTGGTGGATTTGGATTACCAACATTAACTCCTTGACTTTGTAAAAAGTTTTGTGTTGATAATTGTGATTGTAAAGCAGTTCCAGGAACACCGTTTACTGCCCCTGCAGATGCATTTCTTCCAATATTATTGAATATTTGACTTGGAGTCTCATTTGATGGATTATAATTTCCAGAAACAGTTGACTTTTCAATGGTAAATTCTTTGAATGAAATACCGACAACAAGTCTTAAAGGTTGATTTTTTGTTCCCCAATTTAATTCAACATCATTTATTGATATTGGATATGCATCATACATATTAATTGTTTGAACGGATTGGCCCATTTCATTGTATATTATAACAGACATTTGAGTTGCATATTTGTCTTTATATTCTATTTGATATGATGGTAGTGAATTAAATCCACCAATTGATGAACCTGATGCACTATCATTTCCAGCAAAATTAAATATAGAATCAATCCATTGATACCAAAAGTTCCACATATTTCCATAACCATCAGAAAGAAATGTTATTGAATTGTCTGTGTACGAACCACTATATGGCATCTTTTGATATGGACCCATGCCATAACGATATGCATTTTTTGTATCTAATGTAATACCAGGAGCCTTAAATTGTTCGGCACGAAATTTAATTAATTTTGACATATCACCAGTAGATACACCACCAGCACCATTAACAATAATAGATCCTTGCAATATTGCAGGAGGATTGATAATAACATCAAAACGGTTATTTCTTAAAATACCTTCTTGTGCTACTGAACTTTTAAATGTGTCTATATTAAACGGCATTAATCCCATACCCTGGTTGAAGAGACTGTTGTTTGCGATCTTCCACCTTGCTCACTAACGAATCTTTGTGTTGGTAAAGAAGCTGCTAACCACCATTCGTCAGGAGATATATACAAAAAATTAGATTTAACGTGATCAAATAAATATTTTTTCACACAAGGTTTAAATGCTGATAATTGAGCTGAACCATTTAAAATCTCATATGAAATTTTCAATTTTGTTGTCTTATTCATTTTATCATTATTTATAGTTTCAGTCATAAGAGCATCAAGCAAAGCAATTCTTGGATGAATTGATAAATAATGTAAATTTATCCCAAGAAACGAATCACCATAATAATTTATAGGAAATATTAAAGGGTATACGTCCCAAAAAGGCAATTTATGTTTTAATTTGGCATCATAAGTAAACATATACATTTTGCCAATAGACGTTTCTGAAAGAGTAACAACCCGTTTAAATGGCTCTGAAGTATCAATTAAAGCTGCAGTATTAACTTTTTTTATCTGAAGAGCTTTCTCACGAAACCAATCCATAGACTTATTCTGGTCTTTTCTTGCATCAAGACCCGATCTTTTTACTATTAGTTCTCTGAAAGCTGCCATTTAATTTCCTATCATGATGTATTATTTATATCAATATTTGATACCTAATTCATTCTCAGTTATTATTTTGAATTCCCATCCTCTATCAGCGCAATATTCTTGTGCCGCTGCCCATTTTGCTTGATTCACACCATAAGTCATAACTTCTGTTATATATCTTCTTTTTCCTTTAGTATCTTTTGGAGCATTTGGTGGGTTTGTTTGTTTGAAAGGTTTTATCTCAACCATTATTGTTTTTTTATCAACGGTTGTATAAATTATATCAGGAAAATATCTGTGTATTTTATTATCTTTTGGTGATCTATACGGTATAAAAATTTCTTCTGAAGACCATTTTAATATTCTTGGATCTGTGTCCAAAAACATAAACATTTTCAATTCCCAAGAACTTCTATAAATTATATTACAAGGATTACCATTATATTTTTGTGGATTTTGGGGAGAAAACTGACCTTTCAAAAAACTTCTCTCTTATTCTGTATAAATAATAATAAACAATCATAAAGGTTACTTATGGCCCAACCTAGACCCCCAGGATCTACTAGTTCAAGCATGTCATTTCCAGAAGATATTGGAAATATTGGATTCTATATGACTTTTTTATTTAGCAAGTACTCAAGATCCAGTGTATTTGGAGGAGCTAATCCAGGAGGTGCTTCTGGAGGAGGAATTGCTCTTCCAATGCCAGATAGAATCAATGATCATCCATCTGTTGTTTGGGAACCAACAAGTTTAACTGCAATGGGATTAGGTGCAACAGAAGCAGCTATTAAAGCAATTCCAGCTGTAAATTCTGTAATTAATAGCCTTGGAGCACCAATAGTAAAAGCAGGAGAATCTGCAGCTGGTTTAGCCGCAACTGTTGCTGGTGCTCAAACAGGAATGACTATCAATCCTTTTCTCATCATGTTATTTAAACAGCCAAACTATAAAGAATTTACATTTTCTTGGACTTTAATGCCAAGAACAGCATCAGAGTCAGATAAATTAAACAGTATAATAAAACAATTTAGACAAAATATGTTACCAGATATTTCACAAACTAGTTCTGTATTATTGGACTATCCAAATATAGTTAAGCCAGCTTTTCATCCAAATGACTATATGTTTGATTTTAAATATTGCGCCATTAAAGATATAACAGTTGATTATACTGGTGCAGGTATGCCAGCATTTACCACTACATATGCTCCTGCAGCGGTTAAATTAGAGATTCACTTGACAGAAATTGATCTATGGATGCGTAGTGATCTTATGTAAGGAATAAAAATGTCAACTAAATATTTCGATAATTTTCCTACTATTACTTATGCAAATACTCAGGCTAAAGATATAACAGAGCGTGTTATTTTCACTGATAACACTCTGAAGAATCCTTATGTTTTTTATCCATATGATTTGGATCATTACGAAAGACCAGATCAATTTGCATATCGTTATTATAATGATCAATATTATACTTGGTTACTTTATATGACCAATCAGATCACAGATCCATATTATGAATGGTATTTGACTCAGGATCAATTTTATTCTTTTATAGTAAAAAAATATGGTTCAATTGAAATGGCTCAATCTAAAGTTAAATACTATAGAAATAATTGGGCAACTTCAAATTCTATATCTGTTAGTTATTACGATTCATTACCAGCAACTTTAAATCATTATTGGGAAGAACAATATGGAGTTGCTGGTAATCTTATTGGTTACACAAGAAGAAAAACTGATACAATTGTTAATACTAATAATATTAGAGCATATGCAGTAAACAATAATATTCAATTTATCAGAGACGAAATTTGTGATATTAACTTTGATGGAATTAATACTGGCAAAGGACAGGTTGTTAATTTTGTCAATAACACAGATCGTATAACTCTTATTCAGTACAATGCTTTGAGTGCCACTAATAAAGGTTACTGGGAGCCATATTACGACATAAATAACCAACAAGATGGTTATGTAAGAAAACAAAATGTCTATTTACAGCATACTTCTGGAACAACTTTAGCAAATACTACTGTTGCCATAACTTCTAATAGTTTTTTGTATGCTCATGAAAGTAACTTGAAAATTAATTTTACTGCGGCTGATTCATATGCCAATAATTTTCTTCCAGAAGAAGAAATATATTTTTCTCCTGTATATCATTTTGATTATGAGGTTGAAAAAAATGAATCAAACAAGTCAATTCAAGTTCTTGATCAACCATATGCCAAAAAAATGTCAAATTTATTAAATGGATTATTAAAGTAATATGTCAAGAGCTGGTGATTATAGTTTTCAGCAATTCAAAATAGGAGAAGCTGATCTTACGCAAGGTAATCTTCGTATAATGAGTTGCAATATTTATGAAAGCTGTGTTGATCATCATACATATGCTGATGTTACTGTATTTGATCCAGATGATTCTCTTGGTAAATATATGTTTTCTGGTGATGAAGATGTTCAAATAAGTATTGAAGTTCCAGGCGGTCAGAATACTGCAAACTTTAAATTTAAGACATTACAAAATACTGACATGAGACATCAAGGTGCATTAAAAGCAAAAACATATCGTTTTCATATGTGTTCACCAGAATTATTAAATGCACAATCAACTTCTGTATCAAAAAGTTGGAACGATCAATCTGATAAAATTGTAAAAGATATCGTAAAAGATTATTTTAAAAGTGAAAAGCAAGTTGATTCTGAAGGAACAGATTCAAAAGTAAAATTCAATGGGAATAACAATCCACCACATAAAGTATTAGATCTTTTAAAAAATAGACATGTTTCAAGACAAAATAAATCGTCTGCATATACTTTATTTGAAACAAGAGATGACGGTGGAGATCAAAAATTTAGATTTGTTACTTTTGAAAAATTGATGAGTCAGAAGGGCGGTTCAGGACAGACATACAAACAAAATCCTGTAATGGGTTATCAGTCAAGTACAACTGGCGATGATATGTGGAACATGATTGAATTGAATCTTCCACAAACCTTTAACACACTACCAAGATGGTCATCAGCAACAAATCAAAGTACATATTGTACTGCTTCGGGAAGACAGCAATCCAAAGAAATTAAATATAAAGACTTGGAACAAGAATTTAAATATTTAGGTCAGTCTCCAGTACGTAAAGCAGAATGGGATCAAGTTGAAAAAGATAAGAAGCCTTGGAGACATACTATTATTGATAAGGCCAATGACAAAGATAGAACTAAAATTGCTGATATGAGATCTAAAAAAGCTGCTTATATGGCAAGACTTTTAAATGATAGAGGAACCATGAAAATACATGGAAATCCTAATTTAAAAGTTGGTGATGTAATTAAAATTGAAATTAGCAGCCAGTCTGATGATGGTAATGAATCAAAACAAATTACACAAGATGTTTTAATTGTGAATTTAAGACATTCTTTTGGTTTACCTAACGAAGTGCCTGGGCCATATACAATGATAGTAGAGTTTGTAAAAGCCGGATATTCTGAATCAGTATAATAAGGAAAAAAACGTGGTCCATATAAAGGTAAAACATCATATTCTAAGGGTTATAAAGGTATAGATTAATGGCAGAGAATCCTTTTGACTTTTTTATTGCAGAAGTAAGAGATCATGATGGCGATCCATGGAAATCTGGACGTGTAAAATTACGTGTATATGGTCGTCATGATAACGAACAAGATATTAAAGATGATGATTTGCCATGGGGTATGCCTTTACAAAATATTACATCTGCAGCAACAAATAGAGTGGGATCTTCTCCTACTGGTATGTTAACAGGATCAAGAGTATTTGGCGTGTATCTTGATGAGGCACAACAATATCCTCTTATACTTGGTACATTTGCACGTGCTGGAAAACTAAAAGATGAAAATGACAATACTGGTGGAAAAGACGATATTGATGATAAACACTCTGATGTACCTTTAGCGGCACAAGGAAAGAAAAAATCCAATACACAAGCCAAAAAAACAATTGACAAACAAAAAGAAGATCCAAAACAAAAAAGCAAATATAATAAAAAAGATTATGTTGCTCAAGATGATGCAGAAGACCCATTAGATAAGTCAAGAACTAAGTATGTTAAAAAAACGTCAGATTTAAAAACTATTGGTTCTCTTGATAAAGGCGATAACAGCACTGTTCAGAAAAAAATATTAAACGTAGATTCTGGAAATGAAAGTGGCGCTCTTCCACAAGCACCACAAATGTTTCAGCAATTACTTCAAGTATCAAATATGACAGGAATGGGAGGACTGAACGGTCTTTCTGGAATGGGAATGGGCGGTGCGTTTTCAGGAATTGCAGGTAATCTTGGTATTGGTAATGTTCTAGGAATGGTTGGTCAAACATTAGGTATTGATATTTCAGCCATATCAGGCATGACAGGTATGCTTGGTGGTTTGATGGGAGGTATGGGTAGTGGTTCTGGTGGAGGAGGAAACGGAACAGGTGCTGGTGGTGGTGCGCCATATAATAATGTTCAAACTCCTGCTAATTATGTACCAGTAACTCCATCACAAGTCGGATTAACTGCCGCTGAGATATTAAATCAATTAAAAGGATTTAATACTCCAAGTAATGTAATTGGTGGCATGTCATCACAAGACAGAGAAGCATTATATACTTCTTTGATACATTTGATGAATAATGTTATGCCAGATTTGTCAATAAAAATTACTAGCACAACTTTTGGTACAACTTATATTCCTGCTGCTATTGAAGGTGACTATATCGTAACTCTTCCTGGCAAATATGTTGGAACGATTGATAATGTTCCTGCAGGAGCTATTCAAATATTTTATTTTACTGATACCGATCCATATCCTGGATACATGGAATGGGAACAACTAGATGGTCAGATTATTTTTTGTGATAGACCAGCAAACAGACCATATGCAGCAACACCACAAGATGATGCAATTAATGCTGGTATTGTTGCGATAATTGATGAACTTCTTTTATTGATTGCTGAAGGAAGATTAACTATCGAAGATTTACTAAGACTTCTAGGACTATTAAGAGATACGACTACTGCTCAAGCAACACAAAATGCACTTGGAAATAACATGAATACTCCAAACGCAGGTGGTGGAGGTGGCGGCGGTGGAAATGCCATGTCTCAATTATTAGGTATGATGGGACAGCTTATTCAATTGGCACAACAATCACATTTAATGGAATCTGTATTAGATAATGGTAAAATGCAAAAAACTTTACAAAATTACCAGAAAAAAGGTGCTAATCTTAGAAAGAAAAAACAGTTGGCAAAACAAGCTGTGATGCAAAAGAATGAAAACTCAGGTCTTGGATTAAATAATTTATTGGGCTTTCAGAATATGATGAATATGAATAAAAGTGGTGGCAGTGGTGGAAATCAAGCACAACCACAACAAACACCAACTCAGGCAACACAAATTACTAAAAATGGTAATACAGTTGTTTCAATTGCAACTATTCCATATTCAAATACCAGTAGCAATACTGGTTTCTATTCAACTATCTAAGGGTTTAAATTATGGCTGACGACAATAAAAAGAAAAGAACACCCAAAAGTGAGAGGGAGCCTGAATATCCTTATAATCAAGTCACACAGACTTTAGGAGGTCATGAAATACATTGGGACAGTACTCCCGATAAAGAAAATCATGTAGTTTTTCATCCTGGTGGAACTTATACAGAAGTTGATAAAAACGGAAGAAAAAATACCGTTGTTTCTGCAGAACAATATCATTCAGTATCAAAGGGTTCAACAAGTAGTGTTGAAGCTGATCACGATCATTTAGTTATTGGATCAGGAAGACATAATACTTGGGGCGGTCATCAACAAGAAGTAGCACAAGATTTTTCATTAGGTATGAATGGACAATATCTAATGGCAGCAAAAGAAAATATGTTTAGATATTGTAATGGTCAATCCGAACATTCTTCTGATGGTGGACATTTTAATGATCATGCTCAACAACAAGGTTCTGGTGGTGATATTCACGAACATTCAGAAGGCGATAGAGTTTGGTCAGCTGGTGGAAACTATTATGGTGTTGTACAAGGAGAATCTGGTCATTATGCTCAAGGAAATTGGGATACTCAAACTGATAAAAAAGCAAGATTATATTCCAAACAATCAATGCTAGCAAAATCAGATGATACTATTACCACTCATTCTAGCAGTGATACTAATATTTTATCACAATCAAACATACTTAAAGAGGCAACTAAATCAATTTCTATTATTGCTGGTCAGACAGTAAGTGCATCACGAAACCAACCTGCAACAGCAAAAAGAGGTATTAGTTTACCAGGAATGATTAATGTTCAAGGTATGGCTGGAATTGCTATGAAAGCTCTTGGAATGCAAGGCATAACTGGAAATACTCCAACTGGGCCTTTTCAAATGACAGGTCCAATGGGAAGTTTAATGCAAATAGCACAAAGTGGCGACATTAAACATATGTTAACCAGTGGAACTATGCTTAATTTATTACAATCCACAGGAATATTAAAAGGAACTAGTTCTGGTATAGTTCAAGGAGGTGGAATTAGTCTAAATGTTGGTCCTGGTGGAATAGGCATTGGTGGAATGCTTGGAAATATTATGTCCATTCTAGGAGGTCTAGGAGGAGGCGGTGGCGGTGGTGGCGGTGGTGGAGGTTCTGCTGGCGCTGGTAATGGTGGTTCTACAGTTAGTGCTATAGGAATGTCATCTGGACCTGCTGGTTATTCTCAACCTTTTGCTGCCAATACAATGTATGTATATTCTAATACTATTTGGATATCTAATGCAAGTACATATTTCCCTTTAAATCAGCGTGTATATTATTCAATTCCAGCGGGAGACACACCTGTGTCTCCATTATCAGACAATACATATTATATTGTTTGTCATTCTAATTCTACAGGTATTCAATTAGCACAGACATCAACTCCGACAGTTCCTATTAATCTTATTGCTGCAACAGATAATCCAGGTGAAAAACATACATTAGCATATATTTCTAATAATAGTTCTGGTAGTTTGAATCTAGCAAATAATGGCACTACAATTGCTGCATTAAATTCTTCTGGAGTTGTTGTTGCCAATACAAATATGGGAAGTAATGGAACAGTAAGTACAACCGCTAATACTATATTAATAAATGCAAATACTACTATAACCTTAATGGTTGGAAATTCTTCTATAACTATTTCAGCAAATGGGATAAATATTCAATCTAGTGGAAATATAGAATTTATATCAGCTGCAAATGTAGATATTACAGCATCTAATACTAATATTTATTGTTCAAATGGAACTTTAATTCAATCTTTTTAATTTAAGGTAATCGTATGACAGTTTCAAGAGCAGATACTATAACTCAATTACAAAAAAAGAAAGAAATATATTCTGATTTTCTTGATTCTTTTGCTGTTTCTCCTGTTGGTGGCACTTTGGCTAAAGTCACAAATGAAAATTCTGTCAGACAAGCCATTAAAAATCTTGTTTTAACAAATATTGGAGAAAGGTTATATCAACCTAATATTGGTTCTGATGTTAGTAAGTCTCTTTTTGAGCCTAATGATGTTTTGACAACATCAGTTCTCAAGACAAATATAGAAAATACAATAAAATTTTATGAGCCAAGAGCAAACAATATTTCAGTTGATGTCGTTTTTTCGAATGATCAACAATATTTAAATATAAATGTTCTTTTTTATGTAATAAACAATCCAAATCCTATTGATTTAACACTAAACTTGCGCAGGGTTAGATAATCAAGACCTAAATAAATAAATGACTGCAATAATCAAATAAAAGGCAATAATATCTTATGGCAGCTAATAGTTCACTAGACCTAACATCCTTAGATTTTGATACTCTCAAGAGCAATTTCGTTACATTTTTAAAATCACAGAACACCTTCAAAGATTATAATTTTGATGGTTCAAACATCAATGTTCTGTTGGATGTTATGTCATACAATACATTTTTGAATTCATTTTACTTAAATATGGTAGCTTCTGAGATGTTTTTGGATTCTGCTCAAAAATATGATTCAGTTGTTTCTCACGCCAAAGAATTAAATTACGTGCCTGAATCATATAGATCATCAACAGCAAATGTTGATATTATATTTGAGACCGCTGGTATTACCAATGGTAAATTAACTATTCCAAAAGGTACAATTTTTTCAGGAATCAATTCAAACGGTACCTATACATTTGTTACTTCATTTAATGCAGTCTATACTTCTGGTAATTCTACTTTTTATGCTAATAATGTGGAATTATATGAAGGAAGTTATACTAGCCAATCTTTTGTGACTGATTATAGTATTGAGAATCAAAGATTCATTTTAACTAATCCTAATGTTGATCTAAATTCACTTACAATTAATGTGATTGAAAATAATAGTCAAACAAATACTTTATTTTCTCATGTTACTAATCTTTATGGTTTAAATGCTAACTCAACTGTATATTTTATTCAAGCATCACAGAACAACAATTATGAAATAGTATTTGGTGATAATACTTTTGGTAGAAGACCACAAAATGGTTCTGTCATTAATGCTAGTTATAGAATATGTAATGGACCAGTGGCTGATGGTGTTGGAATTTTTCAACTTTCACAGTCTTTGGATGATGCAAATAATGGAAGAATAAATGTAACATCTTTAACTGCTCAAGGAAACTCTACTTCTGGTTCTCTTGGAGAGGATATAGAAACAATAAGATTTAGAGCACCAAGATGGTATGCGACTCAGGAACGTGGTGTATCTAATGATGATTATAAATCTCTAGTTCTTGCTGAGTTTGGGTCTTATATTGAAGATATTAACGTATTTGGTGGTCAACAAGTTGAGCCAAAACAATATGGAGCAGTAGTATTATCTATTAAACCATATGGTGGAACTACTATTCCTGAATATTTAAAAAGCCAAATAATTAATTATCTTTTAGATAAATCTCAAATGAGAATTATTATCCAAAATCCTGATTATCTTTATCTTACAATTAATAGTACTATTCAATATGATAGTACTAAAACTTCACTATTCATAAATGATATTCAAAATATTGTTGTAAACAACATTGAAAACTTTTCAGCAACATATTTAGAACACTTTAACAGTGATTTTAGATATAGTAGATTTGTTAATGTTATTGATAATTCTGAACCAAGTATTGTTTCAAATCAAACAGACGTTTATATAACAAAAAGATTATCACCACTTCTTAATTATTCAACTTCATATACATTTAGTTTTAATAATTCTGCAAATATTGAAGACTTTGATCCAACTATAGGATATAATGCATATGTTGCTTTTTCTGATGAACCAGTAATTACGTCAACATCATTTACTTATATTGATCCAAACGGAAATTCTTATGAAAATTGTCGTATAAGAGACGATAATGTTGGAAATCTTGTTGTATTTACTGATATTAATGGAAAATTTGTTGTGGTTAATAGTCAAATTGGAACGATTGATTATATGACAGGTAATGTTATTATTAATAATTTACTAACATCATATTATAATCAATATATTTCTATTCATATGGTTCCAATGAATAAAGATGTTATTGTTGATAAAACTAAAATTCTTCTTATAGATCCACCAGATATTTCAATTAATATTATAGATCAACTAGTATGAGCTTTAACGTAGAAAAATTCATATCGAATTTTATAAAAAGTCAGTTTCCTTCATTCTATGAAACTGAAGGTGAAAACTTTATTCTATTTTTAGAAGCATACTATGAATGGCTGGAACAAGAAGGCCAAGCTATAAGTGAAGCAAGAAATCTATTAGATTATAGAGATATTGATACTCCAATAGAAGGATTTCTTGTACATTTTCAAAAGAAATATCTTTATGGTATTCCTTATAGCATTATTTCTGATAAACGATTACTGCTTAAACATATCCTTGATATATATCGTTCTAAAGGAACCATTAGAGGATATAAATTATTATTTAAACTGATATACAATCAAGATATTGATGTATATCTTCCTGCATATGATATATTAAAAGCATCAGATGGAACATGGATACAGCCAAAATATTTGGAAGTAACTGATAGTCCACTTCTTAGTAGTTTAGTTGGCAAACAGATCATAGGTTCTGTATCAAATACTATTGCCACTGTTGAAAAGTTTAATATAGAACCTATTAATAAAAATATTATTTCTAATCTTTACATATCTAACATATCTCCACAGGGTGGTGAATTTATTGTTGGTGAGAAGATATTAAGATATCCAAATACTGGAACATATTCACTATATGATGCTCCAGAAGTAATTGGTTCTTTAAATACATTAAAAATTATAAGTGGTGGTAATGGATTTAATCCAGGTGATACTCTTTCAATTGCTGAAAATGATCCAAATACTGGAGAAAGAATAGCATATGGTTCTAGTGGTAGACTAAAAGTAACTAAGACATATAGATCTTCTGGTGCTTTGGAATTTATACTATCTGAAAAAGGATTTGGATACACTCCAAATACTTCCATTTATCTTTATAAACAATTTGGTGATAATTCAGGTCATGATGCCAGTTTTGATATTGGACCGTTATCATATACAAGAAGATTAACTTATAACACAGACATCATCTATAATTATAAAGATGTTGTATTTAATGCATTTCAATATGGATTCCCATATAATCATTCCGCAAATTCTGAATATCAAATCAATCAAACACTATATTATACTAATAATACATTTGGAACTATATTCAGTTTACAAAATGTAAAACCAGGAAATAATTATATATATCCACCTGAAGTATTAATAAGATCTTCAATTGTTTCTAAACCAATCGGTCAAGGAACAATTTATTATTCTAATGCAGATAATTTCGTTCTAACAACTGGATCAATTTCATATAATAATACTTCACTTCTTGTTACTGGAACAGATACTTTATTTAAAAGTATTTTTTCTAATGGGGATGTTATTGGTCTAAAAAATATTAATACTTTACCAGATATTCAAGAATATCATATAATAACTTCTGTTGATAGTAATACACAGTTAACTCTTGCTGAAAACCCAACACACAATTCAACAGGGGTATCTGTTTATTATAAAGTACCCTATGTTGTTGGAAATACAACTCCATTCACTTCAATATATTCAAATAATGATGTCATTGTTCTTCAATCAGATCCGAATGATGATTCAACAAAAGAAAATAATCTAATTAAGACTGTAGTAAATAGCAGTCTTATAATTTTATATGGTGCACCAAAATATAATTCAAATTCAAATATTTCTGAATATTTCATAGCACCTAGTTTGATGACATCTCAGTTTGCTCTATATGAGCCAATTATGTATACTGCAGATAAATCAATTCCTGGTTTTAATACAGTTGTTACTGCAATTCCTAATAATGGAAATAGCACTGTTAATGAATTGGTTGTTTATAATTCTGGTAAAGGTTATGTTGAGGGTGAAATTGTCAATGCATATCTTGATAACATTTTATCACCAATCACTATTGTTTCTTCTGGTTCTGGATATGCAAATGGTGAACAATTAACT